GCGTCGGTCATGGACGTGCGCGCCATGCTTCGGAAGGTTTGGGGCGACACGTAGTGGTTGGCCGTGGGATGGATCTTAACAGCTTTTTGCCCGTTCGAAAACGTATTGAGCGTGATCGGGTCGGTCGGAAGGTTGTTCACGGTGTGCTCTTCCCACGTGATGCGGCTGTTCGACGATTTGTTCTTGGCCTTGTTCGCGTTCACGCGCGACTTGTTTCGCGCGTATTGGGCGGACGTGTTGCTATTGTTGCTGTTACTGTCAGTGTTGTTGCTGGTACTGTTGTTGCCGTCGGTGCTGTTACTGTTGCTGGTGTTGCTGCCGCTACCGTACCCATGTCGGTGACGCCTACCATTTCTTCTCCATCGCACGATTCGACGTTGGTCTCTTCGTGACGCGGGGCGGTTGATAGAATTTCTAAGGTAATGTCGCCCGTTTCGATTGTAATGACTGTTTTGAAGACCCCTAAATAACAGTCCACCACTTCTGTATTCGTTTCTAAAAGCATTTGATCCAAAGAAAAAGTAAATGAACGTATCGATGTCCTTATCCGTCGGCTCGCGACGCAAATGGCGTCGAAGGAAACGTTTCACTTTGCCCAAGCGCGGATCGGCCGGCACATATGCTTCGCGGGGGCCAGACAATTCCCAATACGTCCCATCGTCGAGTGCAGTGAATGGCTCATTTGTTGGGATATTACGATTGTCAACAATTCTAACTATTCCTCTTACGAACGCTTTGAATTCGTCCCTAAATGGATCGACTAGCGGTCGACGCCTAAACCCTGAAATTCTAAAAGACAGGGGAGCTACCGTGATTGGGATCCCTAATCTTGAGGCGAGACGCATCGTCAAGTTGAAGAAAACAGCATCACCCCTATCTAATTGAGCGAACTCACTGTGCCTGTTGGCGCCTCCCTGCAGATAATGACTGATACCAGACATATCCGACGAGTGTGACCCGGTATTTCTTACTCTTCTGATGAGGTTCATAAATATCGATTGTCTAACGGTGAATATCCAATTACCGGCGGACAAAGCCACACGATACTCAAGATTGAGATCTGGCATGCTGTACGTATAGTATACGCTCAGGTTTTTCACTGCGACCGTTTCCGTTTCAGGGCGGCCGCGGCCGCCTTCGCGCGCACGAGCGTCGATCGACGCGTCAATTGGCGACGACGCGCGTCACCGATCTTGTTCGCGGCGTTCTTCTTCGCCTTGGTCGCTCGTCCGGTGTTCTTGTTTTTGAGAATGACAAACTTAATGTTCGAGCGACGCACTTTTTGGCGCGTCATAGGGTTCTCGAAGAGCACGGCGTTCCCGTTCTTATTAAACGCATCAGTCATGGACGTGCGCGCCATGCTTCGGAAGGTTTGGGGCGACACGTAGTGGTTGGCCGTGGGATGAATCTTCACAGCCTTTTGCCCGTTCGAAAACGTATTGAGCGTGATCGGGTCGCTCGGAAGGTTGTTCACGGTGTGCTCTTCCCACTTGATCCAATTTTTGTACGATTTGTCCTTGGCCTTGTTCGCGTTCACGCGCGACTTGTTTTGCATATATTGGGCGGATCTTGACGCTGACGTATTGCTGTTGTTGCTGTTGTTGTTGCGGTTGTCATTGCTGCTGCTGTAGTTGCTCCTCGTGCCTTCACTGTTCGATCCGTATTCGTATCGACGTTCTCTACGGGGTCCTCTAAGTCTACGTACGCGACGCTGCATTCGCTGCATTCGCCGACGGATTGGGTTGGGATTCCCATCGGAGTTGTATTCGTCCCTGCGCGTGTGTCTCCCATCCGCGGTGTAATGACTGTTTTGAATGCCGTACCTGAGAGGATCGTGTCTGTCGGTGAAGCTATCGGATCCAAAGTACATGTAAACGAACGTGTCGATGTCCTTATCAGTCGGCACGCGACGCAAATGGCGTCGAAGGACTCGTTTCACTTTAGCCACGCGCGGGTCGGCGGGATTATACCGATTTGTCCCATGGACCCCATAAAAAGTCCCGTCATCGAGTGATGTAAACGGCTCACCCGAGATATCGTATGCATTTTGTCTCGTGCGGACGCCCTCGCGGATGTCAGCGCGGTAAAACTTACCTATGTCGAGCAAGAACCGCTTAAAGTGTCGCGCATCTGTGTCAAACCGATTTGAAAGAGGGAACAACCCTGGACCTAAGATGCCGAGTTTTAAAGCGAGGCGGAACGTCAAGTGAACCAGTCGTTTATGGAGAATGGGTAACCGAGGGTACCCGAGGAAGGTCCCTAAACCCGAGTCTATAACTTTAATCAATGCCTTCTCTATACCAATTTTATCGACTGAATGCGAACGTTCAAAACCGCGTAACGCGGTCGTCCTGATTCTGTCGTATGCTTCTGGGGTCACTGTAGCTTCATTCCCGTCCCCGAAATTCAGTGTTACCATGAACGGGCGCGAATTGTTGTTGCTATTGCTGTTGCTCATACCATACACTCAGTTTTTTATCGTCGCTTCGTAATCTTGAGCGATGTGCCCTTCTTCGCCGACTTGACTTTCTCGTTATCCGTCTCCATGTGCCTCGGATTGTACATCTTCTTGTGCATGTTCCAGAGTTGCGGCGAGCCCACCCGGAAATTTTTCCGGAGCGTCGCTTTCCACCAAAAAACGCAATCGGAAATCTTGTTGCTTCGGACGGTGTTGTCGAGCACCAAACACCCGTAGTCCTCCGTGCATGCCTCTAGCACCTTGTTAAACATCTCGAACGTGGGAAAGATGCCGAAGAAGTTCTTGTATAACTTTTCCCGGTTCGACAAAACCGGTTCTTTAAAAACGAACACGAAATCACAGTTCGCCCGGAGCGCCGGTGGGAGATCGATCGCGTACTGAAGCGTCATGAGAAAGAAGATTTTGTAGTGGCGTCCGTTCAGAAAGATTGTCCGCAGCTGCGTGTCCCGCACGAACTTCGTGTCGTACATGCAGTCGTCGAGCACGATGAATGCGTTGTTACCGGGTTTGTCCTTGTTCACGCCATTCACGAGCTTGCGCTGTCGCTGGATGACGCGCTCGATGGCGTCCTTGTCGAAATCCGAATACACGAATAGGTCTGGTATAAATTCCCCATAGAATGAATTACCCTCCTCGGTTCCGTTACACACGATACCGCACGGTATGTTTCTCTTGTGCCACATGATGTCCTTCACAGCGACCGATTTTCCGGATCGACGCTTCGCCACGAAGATCGACGTCGCATCGTTCGGCATGTTCTCTGGCTTGAACTTTCTGAGTTGTAGGTTAAGACCACTCATCCTGATATCGACGCGGCTTTTAAAATCAAACATTTTCCTCACTACCAGTAGAGATGGCGCTCAAACTCGCGACCGTCGGTGCCATCGACACATGGCTCACGTCGAACCCGACGTACTCACACTTTCTCCAGCGCTTCAAACGCCACACGCGTTTCTCGACCGAAACCGTGGAGAGTCCGTTCGACGGCGAAGTCGATTTCGACGGTGAGGTGTCGTGCCGTGTGCCTCAAAACAAGGGAGACCTCATACGAAACATGACGGTGAAGATCACTCTGACCGATCCAACCCCGGACTCTGTGGGTAAAAACGATGTCTACTGGACGCCCTCCGTCGTGAGTCATCTCATCGAACACGCGGATCTCGTCATCGGTGGTCAAACAGTGCAACGCATCACGGGAGAGTACATTTACATGCACCAGCAGCTGCACAACGCGTTCGACGAGGTCGACCAAAGCGTGTACTTCCTGACCGGACATGGCAATTTCTTGCGGTACTCGAACGGAACGTACACGTACTTTTGTGATTTGCCGTTCTACTTTTACAGAGAGCCGTCGCTGGCGATTCCGTTGTGCGCGCTCACGAAACAACTCGTCGAGGTGCGCTTAAAGTTCCGTCCACTCGATCAATTGATCTGGCACACACGGAAATCAGACTTACCGGTGGGGATCACTGCGCGGATCGCGAATCTGAGTCTCGATTGCGACTTCGTGTACGTCAGCGACGAAGAGCGACGATACTTTATGACTCGCCCGCTCTCGTACAACATCACGCAACTCCAGGTGTCACAGTTCAAAATCGATAAAGACGAGACGAGTCGATCGGTCATGCTCAAATTCAGGCACCCGGTCCGGGAACTGTTCTTCACGTCGACGTCGGATTACACGGGCGTGATCAACACCCCGTACGATTTCAATACGATACGACGCGTGCGGTTGCGCTTCAACAACGAGCTGGTCTTCGATAAGAGTCATAAAGAGCTCGCGTACCTCGAACCTCTCCGGAACCATGTCAACTGTCCGTTCGTTCGAACGTCGGTCATGGCGGACACGATGAGCACGACGATCGGTGCGAGTGGAGCAGATTACCTGCTCAAGGGTGATTTCGGAATGTTTTCGTTCGCCCTGAGACCCGAAGACACGTCATCGGCGTCGGGGTCGGTCAATTTCTCTCGAATCGTGCACAAGCTTTTGACCGTTGACATAGACCACCTCTATGCGAATTACGACAGCACGGTTCGAGTCTACGCGGTCAATCACAACACGCTCGCGATAAATGGCGGGCTCGCGGGTTTAAAATTTTAGAACTCTATACTAGATGGCCGGGCGAGTACAACTCGAACTCGGTCGAGGGCCCCAGGAAACGTTCTTCACCGGGGATCCGGAATATACACATTTCCGGAGCGTGTTCAAAAAGCACGTGAATCACGCGATTCAATCCGTCGACGTCCAACCAAACACGACGATTGATTTCGGCACGTCGACGTCGTTTCGAATCCCCGCCAACAGCGGAGACATGATTCGGGGCATGTACCTAAAGCTCACGCTCTCGAAAATTGAACACCCATCCGGGGACCCGGTGGGATGGATCGAATCGATAGGACACGCGATCATCGATCACGTCGATCTACTCATAGGCGATGCGCTCGTCCAGAGATTAACGGGAGATGTTCTGCAGATTCAGAGCGAGCACAACTACACGCAGACCAAGCAACAAGCGCTCAAGCATCTCATTGGAAAGTTTCCGGACAGAGTGGCCGGAACTCCGGTCTCAAACAAGGCCATCTCGTCGCATCTCGGCGCGGCGGCGAGTGATACCGATCTGTTCATCGAGCTCCCGTTTTATTTCCACGGCGAGGAATCGCTCAGCATCCCACTGTGTGCGATCACGAAACAGGAGATCGAGGTCGTCGTGAAGCTCCGGCATTATCAATCAGCGCCGGATGGACACCTCATGGTCAAAACGGCGGATGGGGCGCACATCGACTTCACCGCGGGCTCTGGGACGCCACCGCACGTCGTGAAACTGACACTCACGTGCGATAACGTGTTTTTGGACGCACCCGTTCGAGAGGCCATTCGCTCGGCTCGCAAAGAGTATCTCATCACGCAGTACCAACGCCACCAAGTGACGCTCGACGCAGGCACGACCGAGGCTCGGATACCACTCGCGTTCGTGAATCCCGTGAAAGAGCTCTTCGTGCTCGTGCGGTCGCGCGTGCCCACGGGCTCGTCACCGTTCGATTACGATAACCGAGTCACGACGGCGGGCACGGGAAATGGAAAGACTACCGGTGCAGGGGGGCGTTTGATTCTGTACGAACATCTCGATCACATGACGCTCGATCTGGACGGGAGTCCCGTTTTGAACAACGTCACGGGGAAGGCTATTTTCCTCAAAGCCGTGCAGCCGTACATGCATCACAAAAAGACGCCGCTCATTCGCAGGTTTTACTCGTATAGTTTTGCCCTTGAACCGGAAATTTCGACACATTCGACCGGAACTGTGAATTTCTCAATGATCAAGGAACAGGATCTTCGCCTGTACCTCAATCCGCAACCGACGTACGTGCGCGACGTGCGCGTGTACGCATCCTCGTTTAACATCCTACGCGTCCACCCCGAGGGAAATACGGAAGTAATTTTTGATTGTCAAATGTAACGTAACATGAAGACTGGATTCTCAAATTTACAACACGATGAAGTCGACGCCCAGGACAGGTACGCCCAGGCCATGATTGACGTGTGTCGACCCGTCTTCGAACAGGCCGTCGTTCTCGCGGGGAAATACGCGAAAGCGTGTGGTCGTGATGTCCTCCTCGTCCAAGACTTCCAATTGGCCATGAAATTCTGCGTCATGCACAGGGTCGGCGAATCAATGGAGACGCTTTTTCCGGAAATTGACATGGAGGAGGAAGAGGATGTGAGCGACGAGGAACTCGAATTTGAAGATGACGAAGACGAAGCCTGGACACCGTACACGGGCGATGACCCTCTTCTGAAGCGCGTCACGGAAGCGTCGATCGAGTACGAGTCGTGGACGCCGTCGAATCCCGCTCAGGAATTTCTCAAGAGTAGCTTAGATGCGCACGAGATCGAGTGATCCCGGTGGGTTCGATCAGAGTGAGTTTAAAAAATTTAAGGCGTGCGGCGACGACTCGTCGTCATCGTCGTCGTCGGATTCAGATTCAGAGTCGGACACCAGCGACGGTGTGAAAAGGCCCAGGGGGCAGTCGCTCCAGAAGAAGGAAAAGTTTAAAAATATAGCGAAAGTTGAACCTCTCGTTCCGGAATAATTTAATTTCTACAGGTACAGTATAAACAACACCGATGTCCAACGCCAACGTACCGAAGAACCAGCAAGTCGCTGAAAAGGCGATGAGCTTTGACCTCCAAGAACTCCAGCGCATCAGCCGCGACGTCGCCGGTCGTCTCGAGGGCCAGGCGCTCAACTCCATCGTCCAGGGATTCTCCTTTGCGGCCGCCATGAGCTGGATGGACGTCTCTCGATGGGCCATCTCGCGCGTCGTCAAGGGCTCGAAGAACACGGGTTTGCAATACACGCTCACGGCGACCATGACGTCTCTTTTGTCCATCCTCGTGTACCTCGTCGTGTCCGCCGTTTCCAAGCGCGTCATCAAGCCGACCGCTCCGCTCTACGCGATCACCCGCTAAACTATCTCTGAGGACGTCCAACGTAAAGCATCAAGGCGATGCCAACGATCACAATCATTATTAAAGGGACCCACCCATCGATATCCCCGAGCGGTTCTGACAAGATCGAACCGCCGTCAAGGACACCTATGGGTTTTGGAATATCCCTCTGTAATTTAGTTTTATCGAAACGCGCCATCGGTTCGAGTTTATCAGTGGAACACGTGATTTCAAACTTCAAGATATGATCTTGATTTCTAAAATCATACGGAATGAGTCGGCCGTGGCTCATGTAAAAAAATTGAATTCGCAGTTCTCTTACGGATTTAAGAGTACCAGAGTGAAAGTCATGCGTGACCTTATCGTCTCTTCCATTAACGTTAACGAATGGTTTACCACCGGGTAGGAGAATGTTACCTGTATAGTAAGGCGTTTGACCCGACGTAGGAAGAGTCTGATTTAACTCTTCCGATCCAGAAGAAATGCGCATTACCAGGGAATTTGGTCCATCGAAGTTCGCCGCACCAAAATCACCACCTATCATTTGTATATCCTGAGCGGGTAGGCCAAAAATTTGATGCGGTGTCGTGTATTCTGAACTTGAATCATCGTATCCATTTTGTCCGGTTTTAAACATAAATCTAAGTAATTGCAGGTTTTGACCACTAGGGTCTGTGGGCTGACCCATCTGAAACCTATTCTTGGTGGCATCGTAAGATATGTTAAAATTATAACCCCCAACACTTTGGAATAACGCCGCAAAACCACTTCCTGTATAGTTCCCTACAGATAGTGATACACCGAACTCTTGTGTGTTACCACCTACATCGGTAGCTCTAAATTTAAAGCTACGATTGCTATCGCATACCAGGAATTGTGGCGTGGGAATGCGCGCACTGACTAGTTTAATTTGTGAAATGTCGTAAATTGGATTCTCAAGGCTGACGACGTAGTCATTTGGGTTCGCGTACTTTAGGGGATCACGATGGCTACTATCGATATCTAAGGTATGAACCTTCATTAAAATGAGGTAATATAATTTTTTCGGTCGATTTCAGGCGAATCATGGGATCGCGAGATTTTAAAAGGCTTAGAGAATGGGCGCGCCACAAATCAAAACACGCGATGTACTCGTTACACAACCTGTGGATAATTCCTTACGCGTTTGTGGTGAGCTTACCGTATTTCTTCAAGGACATATGGGACGCGCTGGATCATCTATATAGTAACATTCAAATAGAGAGCTCATTTCTACATAACACACGTCTGGCACGCGTCGAGCGATAATATTCTACGATATGTAATTACATTGTTTCGTACACTTTTTGCAGATTAGACGTGATTTTTAAGTACGCACCCTCAGGCAAGCGCTCCTTCACGGTATCCAGCGTCGCCATGGCATTCATCAGATGCTCCCTGCCCGGATGAGGTGGGGCGTCGCCAGACATCACCCACAGTTGACGTCCCACTTCTGCTTGCTCGCGCTCGAACACTTGATACCATCGCACTACATCGTCCCAGTACGCGTCGGTCCAATAATAATCACGTCCATCCGGATCGTTATTTGCCTGCAAGTAACCATGGACCGTTTCGACAACATGATTCTTATCAAAACGCGTGCACAGGAAATCCAGGCATTCAGTCCGCGCATTTTTAAAGAGGACATACCAGATGAGCTCGTCCAAAAAACTGTTATCTCCATCTTCTACGTAACACATTCGACCGGCATTCGCAAGCCCGAAACACGTCGGCCCAGTATGGTGCATGAGGTAATCGGCCGCTTCGAAACACTCACCAACGAGCACATCTTGGAACGCATACAGTAGCAAATCTTTTGGGCGGCGCTCATCACGAGTTGGGTTTCGTTCGGGTACCAAATCCTGTAGCATGTTACCGCCAAAGTATTTCTCCCGCGCAACAGTCGTAATCCATTCAAAAACGCTCAGGACACCGGAATCGGTCTGCCTCGCACCTTTTGCAGCAACTTCGAAGATCTCACGGTACGTGTGTTCGCTATGCCAGTTCCGCGCGCACGCGGCCTCGAGCAACTCCACTTGACCGCCATACGCCGCTGCTTGAAACACGATTCGCGGCTCCGCACCGCGTTCGACGAGAAGCTCGATCACACCGAGAGCGGGGGTGCCCGCGTCCACGCACTCTTCCAAAAGGCACCCGATCCTCCTCCCACACGGCCCCAACAACCCCAAACTCGCGGGCGAGCGCAGGTGCTCGAGGAGTTCGTCGAACTTGCGTTCCTCCGCGAGCTTGAGCGCGCACTGGGAGCGCGTGTGTCGCCACATGCTCATCGTCGTCGCGCGCCGCGAAGTGACGCGCATGCGTCGCGGGTGGGAAAAAGAAGGTTCGGCGACGGGTCGCGTGAAATTTCACGCGATCTAGGGTTTAGAGTGGAATTTCTTCATGTGGGACGCACTGGATCGCTCATTTCTACACAACACGCGTCGAGCGATAATATTCTACGATATGTAATTACATTCCTTTGTACGCTCCTTGCAAATCCCTGACAATCTGCAAATATGCCCCCTCTGGCAGGTTCTCTTTGACTGTATCCAGCGTCGACATGGCGTTCATCAGGTGCTCTTTAACCGGGCTCTTGAACCGTTTTTGAAGCCAGTATTCGATTTCCTCGCGATATTCCGGATCAAATCCAGATGCCGGTTCGTGGAGATCTACGGATGTCGTCACGAAATCCACACCCCAACGCTCACAGAGGAAATCGAGTGATTTAAGAGCGCCTTCGTTCGCGACTCCGATGACTATGTCTTTGTCCGGCTCTGTGTCCGAACACCTGACAAATAAATCGCGTGAGTGGTCCAACAGGTAGGCAGCCGCGTCTATGTCCTCGTTTGCAAGAGCCGAATGAAGCGCAGCCCCGTACGAATAATCATCTATCATCCAATTTCCACCATCCAAACCCCCATTATGATTGTCCAACGTCGCCCTGTGGTTTACTAGCCACTTGAGAACCGCGAGGGCATCGCCTCCTTCGGCTGCAGCAAAAAACACAACACCGTACGTGCACTCGTCCGACCATCCGCGTGCACGCGCGGCTTCGAGTAGGTCCACGCGTCCGTTATGTGCCGCACTCCGAAAAAGATCTCTCTTCGCCGCGCCGTGTTCGACGAGAAGCTCGATGACCTCGAGCGCGGGCACCCCCGCTCGAGCACACACGGGCAAAAGGCGCTCGTCGCGCACACACGTGTCGACCAACCGGCCGTACCGTGGGTCGTCGACGCGCAGATGCTCCAGAAGCTCGTCAAACTTGTGTTCCTCGGCGAGTTTGAGCGCGCGCTCGAAGCCGTCGGATTCGTGTTCCATCGTCGCGAAGTGACGCGCATGCGCCGCGGGTGGGAAAAGGAAGGTTCGGCGACGAGTCGCGTGAAATTTCACGCGATCTAGGGTTTAGAGTGAAATTTCACGGAAGGTGCCCATATTTGGGAAAAAAATGTGCGTGACCTCACTTTTCGACGCGCGGAGACCCATGTGTAAATTTCAAAAATTACACGATGAGTGGATGGCGGCACCGTACATGGAGGATGTCGATCTCACAATACACGGTATTTCAAGTCCATTAAAAAACGTCCACGTCGATGACGACATCATCTCCGCACTCTGTAGGGGTTTGATCTATACGATAGACCACGAGGGTTCCGACTGGGGGCGCGTGGGAATCACGGGATATTTCGTCGTTGATATAGTGTTGCGATACACGTGCACGGCCGTAGCGAAGGGGGTTGACATAGCGGTGGAACTACTCGAAGCTCTGCGCGAGGGCGAGTTTAACCCCGACGGGCTCGGCGACGATTACATGGAATTTACGGGGTCGATCCATAAATTCTATGAAAAGTATTTCGACGATGACACGGGTAAACGACGCGTCGAGAAAGATGTGACCGCTTCGCTCAGAAAGATACAATCCGTTCTCGACGTCGCAAACCAACGCACAATCACGGAGGGTGAGTATGTGGACGCGTGCGGGGCGATTGTCAATTTATTTAAGTACTAGGAAGTGCCAATGTACTCGTGGGAGGAAACAGTAGTTGTTGCGCTTTCTCGATATTATTCACCTTAAGCATCGCCTTCAATCCCGAAGTGATGAAAGATGTAACACCTTTTACGTTGGGTCCATATGCTTTATTTAATAATATTTGAAGCTGAAGCAATGCCGCCGCCCAACCCAATACAGTCTTGATCATACTCCCCACTCGTTTGTAATTGGTGACTGCCATGTTTTTCGCCGCATTGGCGAGGTTGCGTCTTTGAAGCATGAGCGCATCTAGCAAACGCATCACGAACACGACCGAATACACTCCAAGAATCGACGACTTTGCAAAAAGGATTTCAGGCTTCACGACACCGTACGTTATCCACCTCGGAATGCGGAACACGGTCCCACCGAAAAAGAGAGCTATTGGATTCACACCCGGTGCAACATTCCTCCAATTGTTTATTTGTGCTTTTGGCAGACGCGGTTCGACGATACCCACATTTGCCATGACCCTGTGAAGTCGCGACATTGGTTTGTAATTCACCATGCGCCAGTTCGCGGTGAGAGGCGTTCGATCCAACACCTTTTCAAACGTCGCATTCGCCACGCCATTTACGAAGCTAAACGCTAATTCCATTATAATCGCAGTTGTATAGACGAGATAGCGCGCGGTCGTCTCGCTCGGCCCTCGTTCATATATGTATTGGGCCAATGGGTAGACTCCCTCGATTACCTCGCGCTTGACGCCCAAACCAAGTCGCATGACAGCGTCGATGACGATTTTTTTGCGTGACCCAGGTGTCACGACATTTGGGACGAAACCATGCACGAGTTCGGCATTCCGCCTTTTCTGTTTACTGGTTCGGAAATTGACCATCTTATAATACGTGTACATTTTTTTGGTTCATGACCCATGTGCAGTCGACGTGAGTCATGAAACAAACGTTTACATTTGAAATTTCAGGGGTAGCTTAACGGGAAATGTCCTGGGCGAACGGGTTGGACGCGAGCTGCTGCGACGCGAGACCGAGCGCGCGCGCGTGGGGGTTGACCGTGTCCTTGTGCGGGTTCATGTCCTGGTGCGTCGGTTGCACGTACTGTTGCGTCCACCCGCCCGAGACGGGTCCGAAACGCGAGTCCATGCGCGTTTGGTCCATGCGAACGGACGAAAGCGCACCGCCCGCCTTGAGCGCGTTCTCGCGCACGTTCATGCGCCCGGGGTTACCGATTCGGTTCGCTTGTCCGCGTCGGTCCTCGGGTCGGAATCCGCGCGCCATGAGTTCTTCGTTCGTGCGTCCGACCTGAGCGGCGGGGGACTGTTCGTATCCGTGACGCCACATGCTCACTCCCGGGGACGGTTGGTTCGAGTACGCGAACTGCGTGTCCGCGTCAGACTTGAATCGCGTCGGCGCCTGCGGCATCGTCTGCGCCGAAATGACGCGCTGCGCGGGTGCGTATTGAAGGCCGTCGTCGCGTATGCCGGTATCGGCGCGGTTGGTGGGAATAGCGCCCTTGACGTGTTCGCCTCGGGGCGTCGTGCCCGAAAACGCCGCGCGACCGCGCACGGTCGGGAGTCGCTCGGGGAGGTACGCGGTCTTCTCGGGTCTGTTTCGTCCGAGCTCTCCGAACACCGTGCCTCGGCCACCCGTTTGGTCCGCGCCGTGGTTCGTGCGACCCGGCAGTTGGTGCATGCGGTACTCACCGACGTTCGTCGGATTCACGCGAAACAATTGTTGGTGGCCCCCGATCGCGGGCACGCTCGGGTCGACGCCTAAACCTGGGCCGACCTGTTGTCGTTCCACGGGCGACAGGTTATTCATTCGCCCGACGTCGTGCATTCGATCGCGCATGCCGAGGAGTTCGGCACCGGAAGAGCGCGCCTGTGGCGCGATTTCACCGAAATTGCCTTGTTCACGCTTTTGCGTGACGGGGAACGGGATGTCCTCCTGCGGTTCCCACGCGGGCACGGAATCCACTTCTTCCTGGTACTCGACGTGCGCCTTCGTCTCACCCGCGAGTTCGAGAGGTTTCGCCGCGGTCGTTGGCTTCACAGGTGTGTCATCACTGAGCTTACGCCCGGCGTATACCAGTCCAGCGACGGCGAGGATGCTTATGGGGTCAGCCATTTCTACTATTCGATACGATTTTAATTTAGTTTCGCGAGTATCGCTGACTGAAAAGTTCGTTCTGAACATCGGCGCGCGACGACGCGTACTCGCGCGGAATGGGCACCGGGGCGGGTGCCATGTTCGTGTGCACGGGGAAGAGAGTGTGCTGCGTCGGTTGAACGATGGCCTTGCCGAATCGGGTCGTCGATTGCGGGCGGAGTTCATCGCTCGTCTCGATGTATTCACTCGGAGCACCCTTTCCCGCCTTGTACGGCGCCGTGCCGAACAACATCGTGTTCGGGCGGACGGGCAAATTGTCGCTCGAATTTTGAGGGTAGATGAAAATTTCGTCACCGGCTTTCACGGACGGGATGACACCCGCGTTGAGGTTACTGAGTCCTGAAAGCTGCTGAGCCATTATATTCTAGTACGAGATTTAAAATGAAATTAACGCTCGATCAAGGATGCATCTAGACCGGAGTACGCTTCGAGCTGTGCACCTCGGGCGTTCGGGTCACACAAGGTCGGATCGGTGCGACACGAGGGCGCGCCCTTCTTTCCATAGAGCCATTCGGCGAACGCGGTTTGGTCTTCGGCGTGCCCTGGGACGTTGATGAATTGACGCGCGTGCGCGCGTCGCTGGTGCACGGGAAGAGCCGTGCGTGAGCGGCCGGAATCATACATGATCCGGTCCTCGGCGAAATGTTTCGTAAAATTCGCGACTTTGTCGTACGCACACGCGGGAAGTTCGTCACCCGTGTCGGTGAGCATGACGTTCGCCATGGGATTATCCGCGGTCGGCGGTCTGCACGTGGCGTCGCCGCCGTCCACTTGGTCCACGTACGTCATCGACGCCTCGATCATGCCGTTTTCATGCATGACGTAAAGAATGGCGAGCGCCATCGCGCCGAGAATGAAGATGCGCGGGTCGCGTCGAATCGCGTACAAAATGCACGTCGCGTACACGATGAATCGAGACGCGGCGTTCACGCGATCGGCGGTCGATTGATTGTTGTTCGGCCAAAACTGAGTCACCTTGTCAGATCTCACGAGCTGCTTCATGTCACGAAACCAAACGACGGAGTCGGACATCGCTCTAGTCATTACAAGTGTACGATATTTTATTTCTTACCACCGAGTCCTAGACCTCCGAGCATCTTGGTCATCGCGCCCATGAGGTCGGACTGGTTCAATTCACCACCGCCCTTCTCGATCCCCTCCGCACACTCCTGAGCGATGTTTTCAATCATGCCGAGCGTCTCGGATGGAAGCGCACTGATCGTCGTGCCGAGAAGGGACAGGGTCTGAAGGTATTGCCACACCGCGGCTTGCGTGTTCGGGGACATGGTCTGCCAGGACGCGGCGAGGTTGAGGTCGCGAAGTCCCTCGACGTTACGCAAATCGTCGATGAAAGTCGCGTCCTGAGTCGCGATTTTTTGGGAGTACGGCGCGATGGATGTCATGAACGTGTCGACGACCTTGCGCGGGTTCGCCGAACGCATGAGCTCGAATCCGGCGATGGCTTTCGTCACGCCCTTTTCGTTCGGTAATGTCTTCTGGAGCTCACTGAGGAAGGTCGCCATCATGTCATTAAATGCACCGACGGAGGCCATCCTGGTTTCGTGTACGTACTGTCTACTCATAAATTCATTTCTCTAAATTGCCGCGATATCAATCATCGAAATGGTTCGGTCGAGATCGTCTCTCTTTGACCCATCCCGTTAGAGACGATGACATACACCAAAATTCCAACGAGCGCGGCGGGTTTCGCGTACTCGACGAGCTCACGCGGGCCTTCGTTATTGATTTTAGCCTTGAAATGGATGTACGCGGCAGTGGTGCACGCGGCGATCACCGCCGCGGACGCGGGGTCGCGAAGATAATCCACGATTTCGGATGATTGACTCATGTGTCTGTATTACATTAGGTGCACAAAATTTATCTTCGGCGCACGCGGGCGTCGGGCGCGTTCGAGAAAAACGTCGCGGGCTGCTGCTCGACCGTGGCCTGTGGTCCCGGCGCGGGTGGGCGCGGTGGACCGAATTCATTGATCACGGGCGGACCCGATGTCGGCGCGGGCGTCGGTGCCGTCTCCGTCGTCGTCGGCGTCGGCGGCGCTTCGACGGGAGCCTGCACGGGCATGGTCTTCACCTCCTCGTGCGGCTCTTCTTCCTCGTATTCACCCTCGTCTTCGTATTCTTCTTCGCCGTCGTCATCGTCGTCTGAAACGATGTCGGGGTCCTCACCGTCGACGACGTCTTCGCTCAGATCGATGTCCTTGCTCTCGGCGTCGTCTTCGGGCGCGGGGGCCATGTACGTCGAAAGAATTTCCTTGATCGGGATCAATTCCTTCACGCTATCTTCGATGACTTTGGAGAATCGAAGGCGGAGATCAGCGTCTCGCTTTTGCTCGGATATGTCATCACCGAAAATGTACGGGTCGGAATAGATCGCCTTCGCAGCGTTTATGTACACGGTGTGCGTGAACGTCTCGTTGCTCGGCATTTTCAGAGAAATCTTACGAGTGTCCTGACGAAGACGCACCGAGCTCATTATCTTCGTCGACGCGACGAAAACGGCCGCGAGCAAATCGCTGAAGTACGAACACGAGTCGACGACCGCGTCGGTGTGACCCTTGACCATGGAATTCGACCAGTTCGGGGTGTCCCGGAGAAGCGCCTGGAACGCGACGAGAACTTTTTTACCCTTGGACGTTTTCGCGGCTTCCTGATACATGCGATGGAACACGTCGATCATCGGATCGCTCATGCACGCGGCGAGTTGCGCGGTGTATTCTTTCTTGGCCTCGACAAGAACGGATAAATCGCTCATGTTTCGTTATTTACTACATGATGGTATAATTATTTCTCTAAGCCCGATGCGGTTTTTTTCCAGTAGGCGCGCGGTGCCGTGTGACGACGACGACGTCGTTTCCGAATCCGCGCGACCACGTTCACGGCGTCGCGATACCCCTTGATCGCGCGCGTACACTGATCGGCGATGGCGATGATCTGAGCGTTCCGTCGGTCGCGCTCGCGCGAAATTTCGCCGATTTCGTCCTGCATAGCGCTCTGTACTTTGAGAGAGAGCTCTATGTTTTTCTTGAGACGCTCGTTTTCGGAGCGGAGATCGTTCACTTCCGAAAGCGCGCGCGCTCTTTCCACGGGCACGGGGAATGCGTCGTCGACGTTGGACGGTTCGGCCGCGCGCGAGGGGTTCCGCTGTTTACGCGCGTGCCCGCGCCGAAAGTCTCGCGTGAATGATATCTTCATCGAAACGCGTGTCTGATAATGACGCCATATCGCATGTCTAGGGTTTAGAATCTATAATCTGGCACTCCACTTGAGGAGGTAATTTTTCATGCACTTGCGCTCATCCTCCGTCGAATTGATGCTCGTGGTCGTGTACGTGCCGTGTTTGTCGTTGCTGGTATAATCAACATCCTTCCGCGGGTGGAGATATTTCGCCTCGTTGAGAACAGTGTTCGAAATAGCGCTCACGAGCGCGGGTGTGACTTTCGCATCGTGTACACCCGATACATTGACGTTTTCTATCTCAATGCAGCATATTTCCCCGTTATCTTCGTTCGTCGTTCTGTCCCACTGGGGGAACTCGCCCTTGACGGTCGAGCGCGGTACCTTCTCGGCATTGGCTTCGCACGCGAGCTTTTGCGCGTATTCCTTTGTCGTTGTCACGGGCATGTCGCCACAGTCTTCGATAAATGGCGGTGAGCGTTCAACCTCATGGATCGGAGTTCCCGAACAATCGTACGAGCTATACGCCTTGAACACGATGGGTTTCGCCCACGTCGCGTCGTCCTCGCCCTCGCCCTCGCCCTCGCCCTCGCCCTCGCCCTCGCCCTCGCCCTCGCCATCAGTATCGTCGTCGGTGCCGTCGTCGGTGCCGTCGTCGGTGCCGTCGTCAGCGCCGTCGTCGGTGCCACCTGATCCCCCTGAACCATTATCGTCGTCGCCATCGCCAAACATAGAGAAGACCGCGGCGACGCCGCCCAGTGCGACGAGTAAGCACACGGCGCCCCCACATAAAATAACGAGCGCGATGACCGTTCGTCGATTCATCTATCATACGCGCACAAAAAAGTTTATTTCCACTGACTGGCGGCCTTCTTCAAATTCACGAGCGTTGGAAACTCGAAGTCGTCGTCGGCGAGTGTCGGCGCGCCCGACGTTTTCATCTTCTTCGATCGCGCGCTCGCGGCCGCGGACGCCCAACTCACGTATATGTCCACCGTGCCGACGCGCTGGACGTCGAATCCACCGCGAGCGAACTGACGAGCGAGGTACCTCTGCGCCGCCTCGAGATCGAACGGTGGGTAACCAACGACGTACGTCGGGACGCGCAAAAATACCTGTTTCTGACGCATGTTCACTGCCTGTTGCAACTTGCGCTCCATCTGTTCGTATATCTTCGCGTACGTGTCCTTGAGTGTCTGACGCTTCCGCGATTCCATGGCTTCGATGACCTTGATGTCTATCATTCTTCGCCTACTGTGCGGTGGCATTTTTTTGTGCCCTGTTTAACACGGCGTCCACGTCGAGTTGTACGGTATCGCGGACGATTGTGTAATCGACGAATTCGCGACCACCGCTCGATTCGTACACGGCCGTGTCCGCGGGGGAATTCACGTCGATCGGTTGTGTTCGCAGGGACACGACCTCGACCGATTCATCGCTCTTCGACTCCACCATGGCGGTCACGCTGAACCCGTGCGCGTACCCGGTCTGTTTCACCAACATGAATTGAATCTCGTACATGGTCTCGTTGTTTTCCCTGTGGCGATACGCCTTCACGGCGGTCGTCTCGATGACGTACGTCGGCACGCGCAGGCGCTGCTGCACGGCAAAGTTCGTCGCGCGCACGATTCGGTCCATCACATCGTGTGTCATTTTCGGTTCGAATTCGTCGTAATTATTTAAATTAATTTCATCGGCCGCCAAAACGACCTCGCGCGATGGTTTTCCGTGGTCGAACCATTCGGTAAATTTCTCGCGGCGATTTGGAATCAGTGTGATCACGCACACCGCGAACGACGCGAGTACTAGGAGCCTGGTGTTGTTCATCTGGTATTTAATTACAAATTAATTATTTCTCTTTTTTTTCATCGTCGTCTGATTTCTCGTCGTCGTCGTCGGTGTATTCCTCGTCGGTCTCCAGTGCGTCGAACCGTCGACGCCTCATGCGGTTAAGCTCCGTCAAGGGATCGGGGCCCCGCATGTCTCGGATGAATCGCCGGGTCTTAAAATAAATTAAATGCCCGATCCACAAGACGACGAAAAAACAGTCCCGGCACATCACCAGAAGGAAATCAAACGGGAACGTGTCGGGTAATCGATCGACATTGCTTTTAAAACGTTGCCAGGATTGGTCCATGGTCATCTTATGTGTGTCGAGCGCGATTTCTCTAAGTTTAAAAAATGCGAATTAAAATTAATTATGTCTCTGCTCATTTTCAGTCAGAAATGTTCACACTCGAAGGACGTCATCGCGTTCATCCAGAAGCACCCACAGCTGAAACAGATCGTTCATTACCACGACGTCAACGTTCACGGGCTCCCGATGAAATTCAGGGACAGGATCACCAGGGTCCCGACCATGCTCACGAAGAATGGAAAAATATTAATTGGGTCGGAAATAAAAAACTGGTTGCAGTCGCTGTTGCCGAACGAGCACATTTCCCACCACGAGTTTGGGAGCGCGTGTAATATGGGTGGCATCGACGGCGGCGACGTGTCCGACGACACGTTCGCGCTCGATGGGTACGGACAAGCGCTCGCACCTCCGATCACTCCGGAACTCGAGAAAAAAATTAATGCACCGGTCGGACAGGGCGCTGTGTACGAGAGCGTCGTGTGAGAGAGTTTAGAGAAATGATGCGATCAGAGTGTAGACAATGATGCGTCTCGTGACCATCCAGGCGAGCGCGTTCAAGCAAACTTTCGAGGTGCTCAAGGACATTCTAAACGACACGAACATTTATTTCACACCGAAAGGCGTGACCATATGTACACTGGACACGGCGAGGACGAGTCTCATCGACGTGCACCTCGCCGCGGACAATTTCGAGGAGTACGAATGCGACGAACCCGAGATCATCGCGGGCGTCAACATCACGAACACGTTCAAGCTGTTCAAGACCATCACCAATAACGACGTGATGACGTTCGAAATCAAACCCGGGTGCAAAGAGTACCTACACATCGAGATCACGAGCGAATCGAAGCGACAGGCGTCCAAGTTTGACCTCAAGTTGCTTGACATCAACGAGAGTCGAATCGAAGTTCCCGAAATTCCCGTCGAAAACGTCGTGACGACGACTCTGCCGTCCGCCGACTTTCAAAGGCTCTGTCGGGACATGAACAATATTGGCTCGGACATCGCGATCTCACGCACGGGGAACGAGCTGCGAATGCAATGCGAGGGGGACTTCGCGAATCAAGAAACACGAATCGATACCGTCGAGCACACCGATCACTCGTTCACGGGCGTGTACAGTTTGCGGTACCTCAACATTTTCACAAAGGCAACGGGTATGTGCTCGAGCGTTCAGCTCATGCACGAGACGGGAAATCGATTTCTCATTTTAAGTTACAACGTGGCCAATCTAGGCGAACTCAAATTTTACCTCGCGACTAAGGTATCTTCAAATCACTAGTCGTCCCCGAGAGGGTCGAAATAGTCTTCTTTAACCCGAGCGAGTTTTGTAATTTCACATAAGGAAAATCACTCTTCAGCGTCTCCTCGCGATACAGTAGCAGATCGCGTATGTTCACGACCTCACCGTGGAAGTCGCCTCGAGGGCCCGCGTAGCGTTTGATCTTTTCAGTGATGTCGCGCTGCGGTTTCCCGTTCGCATCGCACAGCGTCACCTCCGTGAGGGGGATGTGAAACGCGACATCGTCGGGTGTGTGAGGCGGCCACTCGTGCGCGGTGCGCGTGGTCAGGTACTTGTACGTCTTGCCCTTGAAATTGTACTTGACGCGGGCGATGGTGCGCACGACGCAATCGGGAACTTTGGCGAATCGGTAATCGTCGGGGTGTGTGAACTGGGTGAGAAAGCTCAGGCACGGCGTGGTGTACCACTCCCAAAATTTCTTTTCACCCAACCACGGTTCGTCCTTGACGTCCGTCGACGGTCGACCGTCGATCGTGTACTCGAGCGACGCGCGCTCGACGGAAAAATCGGACGGGCGGGTCAGACGCAACCACAGGGCGTACGCGGGGTATATGATGTATGCGAAGAGCAGGCTTAGAAGATTCATGTCACGTAGTACTAGTGATTATGCAGGGCAACTTTCTAAGCCGATATGAAAATAAGATATCTGCATGGGAAAAGCAAATCGCGGATGACCCCGAAAACAAGAGCGATTACGAATCGCAAATGGCCGAATACATCATAGCCTGCATGCCATACATGACGCAACACGCCGAGGACGGCGGCGCCGATAACAACAACACGGACAATGTGTTCAACGTGAAGGAAACGATCGGTCTCAAACGCAAAGACATTTACAATGAGTATCTCTATCACGTCGAAGGCGACGAGAGGGCGATGCCGTCGACGGCGTCGACGCGATCGGTGCACGAAGACAGGTGCACGTCGTGCGACTCCACGAACGTGGTGTATTTCGAAGAGACGTCCGACATGGTCTGCGGCGATTGCGGCATGGTGATCGGATCAATAGTGTCACAAGAACTGACGTATCGCGAGGAACAGGAATCGACGAGTAAGATTGTCAATTACTCGTACAAGCGAGAAAACCACTTTCAAGAGTGGTTGTCGCAGTTCCAGGCACAGGAAATGACGACGATCCCCGATGACGTCATCGAGCTCTTGAAATCGGAGCTGAAAAAACAGAAGATACAAAACAAATCGGAAATCACGCACGCGAAAATTAGAGCCCTATTGAAGCGTAATAAGCTCAATAAGTATTACGAACACGTCCCGTTCATATGTAACATGCTCAACGGTATAAAGGCGCCGAAGATGCCCCAGGTCTTAGAGGAAAAATTGCGCATGATGTTCAGGGACATTCAAGCGCCGTTCGACAAGAATTGCCCGTCGCAGCGCAAGAACTTTTTGAGCTACTCGTACGTCTTGTACAAATTCGTCGAATTGTTAGAGGAGGACGAGTACTTGCAATACTTCCCACTGCTAAAATCGAAAGAAAAGCTCTATCAACAAGACGTGATATGGAAAATGATATGTCGCGATTTACAGTGGGAATTCATTCCGACGATTTGAGATATCGCCTTAGAAGATTAGACGTAGACTCATTATATATATACATACATATGTTAAATCAATACGAACATTACGTCATCGAAGAGGCCAATTTTCACCTACAGCGCGCGAAAGAGATACTCGAAGAAGGCATGCTCGACCCCGAGAAGTACTACAGGGAATCTCGCCAACACTACGAGCACTGCGTCAAGTGCGTGCCGTTTCTGTACCTGATGAGTCAGCGGGGTCCACAGGCGAGGAAGTCGAATCTGTGAGTCGCCGAACCTCGGGGTCCGGTGAACCCCAGAAATTGATCAGGTACGCGTCTCGCATCCCGAGCAAGCGGACATAACGTTCCAATTGTACCATTCCATCATCGTTGAGTTTTTTCACCGTTTTAAACTCAAGGATGGTCTCGCCGTTCGCGATTAGATCCGGCTTCACGTACCCACAGGACTGGCCGTGGTAAAACACGGGGACGTGTCGCTCGGAGTCATAGGGTATCCCACGCTCACGAAGGGCGATGCAAAATGCTTGGTGATAAACCTCTTCCTTGTGGCCGAGGCCGAGCTCGCGTCGTATGTCACTCACGATGGCCTCCACGTCCATGGTCCAGTCTCGTTCTCAGGTGGTCTCAGGTAGTCTCAGGTGGTCTCAGGTGGTCTCAGGTGGTCTCAGGAATTTATCTTTTTCATCCCGTACATTCGTTCTAAAAAACCCATGGTCCTGTGTCACACGGTTTCATCGTTTTTGACTCATGGATCATGGGGTCTCATGGGACTTTTAGACCGATTGACGGGGCAGGATGTTTCAGGGATCCTGAAGTTTTTGGGTTTTTTTCTAAGAAGTACACACAATCGACGATAAAAGTTTTCAAAAAGTAGAACATCATAAAAAATAAAAGTGAAACCCCCGCGGGCGTGCGTATTACACGCACAAAAGTTTTTTTGCAAAAAAGTGTAAGTCAAAATAAAATTTCGAAGTTTCAAGACCCCTTAAAAGTTCATGCACTCACTGTCCCATGCAGGTCTCGAAATGTGTCAGTTTCTGAGAACACCGGTGTGACTCGTGACTCGTGACTCGTGACTCGTGACTCGTGACTCGTGACTCGTGACTCGTGACTCGTGACTCGTGACTCGTGACTCGTGACTCGTGACTCGTGACTCGTGACTC